CGTGATGAACTCGACGGTCGACCTGTCCGACCAGGTTCAGTCGGTCACGCTCACGGTCGGCTTCGACCAGCTCGAGACAACCGCCATGGGCGCATCGGGCCGCAGCTACACCAAGGGCCTTCAGTCGGTCGACGTCAGCGTCACCATGTTCAACAGCTACGGCGCAGCCGAGGTCGAAGCCTCGCTCGAGGCCGTGGTCGGCGACGACGCAGTCACGCTCGAGATCTACCCCGACGGCACCAGCCCCGGAGTCTCCAACCCGGAATACACCATCACCGGTGCTTTCCTCACCTCGTTCACACCGATCACCGGCACCGTCGGCGACCTGTCCATGGTCACGGTGACATTCACCGGAGGCACCTGGGCCCGAGCCACCAGCTGATCCAACTAGGAGCCCGACACTATGATTGGAACAGACCTCAAAGTCACACTCTCGGACGGATCTGAACACACCGTCCCCGTCACCTACTCCGTCGCCTGCGCCTGGGAAGATCACCACCCAGGCCAGGCCATGGAGACCATGGTCAGGGACGTCAAGTTCAAGCAGATCGCCTACCTGGCCTATGAGGCTTGCCGTAAGGCCGGCGTCACCGTGAAAGTTTGGCCGCAGTTCATTGAAACATTGGGAGATGTCGACTTCGTCCCAAAAGCACGCAAAAAGGACAAGCAACCCGACTGATCGCATCCCTGGCACTCCGCACCGGCATCTCACCCCGTGAACTGCTGGACAGCCCGACTGGGATCGTGGAAGAAATGGTCAGGTTGCTACTCGAGGAAGATCAGAAAGGAGCACCATGAAAGCCCAAGTCGTCGGCCTCCAAGAAACGCTCCGAGATCTCAACAAACTCGACAAAGAGCTGTCCAAGGAAATCCGCAAAGACATCCGCAAGGTTGTCCAACCTCTAGCTGACGCCATTACCGCCTCAGTGCCCTCAGGAGCGCCGCTATCGGGCATGGCGCACTCAGGGCGCACCGGATGGCAAAACCGCAAGAAAGTGGCTGTCAAGCTTGACACCCGAAAGCCACGTCGTCACCTGGACCGGCCGGGCAGAACCACCGTCAATGTTGTCCGAGTCACCACCAAAGACGCTCCTACCGCCATCGCCGACATGGCAGGCAAAGCTGGCGGCACACAGTCTCGAGCACCACAGTCTCGACGCCGTCCTAATTTCTCAAGGGCCCTTACCGCACGCCTCGGCCCACCGTCCCGATTCATGTGGCGAACAGCTGAGGACAAGATCGACAACATTCAGAAAGACATGATGCCGATTATCCGACAGGTAGAGCAGATCATGAACCGTGACCTAGCCAATACATACCGGAGCTTCTAATGGCAATCAACATCCCCATCATCACCGAGTTCTCCGACAAAGGCCTAAAAACAGCCCAGGGTGCATTTTCTACATTCAAAGGCAAAGTCGCTGAGGCCGAAGGCGGCATGGGGAAATTCAAGGCTGGCGCAAACGTAGCTCTCGATTCCGTCAAAGCCAATGCAGGAATTTTTGCAGTAGCGGCCGGTGGAGCAATCGCAAGCTTTGCCCTAAAAGCCATTGACGATTTTTCAGATCTTGCTTTAGAAGTAGATGAGTTCCGAAATAAAACAGATCTCACACTTCAACAGGCAAGCCAGTGGGTCAGTTACACCAGCGACCTAAACATCGAAGCCGACGCAATTACCAAAATTTTCAGCAGAGTCGCAAAAGCTGCAACTGACGAAATCCCAGCATTTCAAGAATTAGGCGTCGAAATTGCGCTCGGGCCCGACGGCGCTACTGACGTCGAAGCGACCTTTTTACGAGTCAATGACGCCATCAATAGTCTCGAGGACCCTGTCAAACAGGCTGCCTATCGAGCCGATCTTTACGGCAAGGGCTGGATGAGCGCATCTGAAATAATCCAGATGAGCTCAGATGACATCACCACAGCCCTCCAAGGCGTCAAAGACTTTGAAGTCATTGACGAAAAAGAAATTGAAAAAGCCAAAGATCTTCGAGAGGCTCAAGACGAACTAGGTGATGCGTTCAAAGAAGTGTCAATCAAAATTGGCACCGTACTGATTCCTGCACTAGCCGCAGCCGCAGAATTTCTAACACCAATCGTCAACCTCGTCGGAGACCTTGACGCAGACACAGTAAAAGCAGCGTCAAAAGAAGGCGGCCTTGTCAAATACACAAAAGCCTGGGAAAACCTCAACAGTCCACTCAAATGGCTGATTTCACCAGGCGGCGTGACAAAGGTCGTTTCCGACATGATCGAGCTCGATGAGGTCGTCGAAGATAATTACCTAACGGTTGACGAATTAGAACGAGCCTGGGCTGATGGCACACGCCAAATGATTATCGCCCAAGACGAAATCGAAAACACCAGCGACGACATTGAGGATTTGGACGATGCCGTCTTTGATTTGACGGACACTTTCAAGGATTTCCTAGCTGAAATCGACGAAAAAGAAGCCTGGGAAGGTTTGCAGGAACAGCTGCAAATAGTCAAAGACAAATCATTCGAGGCATTTGTCTTGGGCACCGCTGAAAGCGCAAAAGAAGCTCAAGACGAAACAAACGAACTGATCCGAGACATCGGCAAATACATCGATGAGCTCGGTTACATCCCACCCGATGTTCAAACCGAAATCGTCGCATTACTGAAACGAGACAAATTCGACGAAGCACTCGGCCTCATTGAAGAACTTCGTCAAGGCGTGGTCGTGCCGATTACTGGCACAGTGTCAGGTATTGCTGTTCCGGCTGGTCAAACACCTTCCGAAACCACAGGCCGAGGAACAGTGACAGCACCGCCGTCAATCCCAGGAGTCCCCAGCACAATCGGCGGAGTCCCGGTACGCATACCGTCAATAGGTGCCTATTCCGGTGGTGTCACAGTGAACGTGGCTGGGTCCGTTATCAGTGAAAACGACCTGGTCGAAACCGTCCGTAAGGGTCTCGTCAATTCGCAACGCAACGGCGCAGGACTGGTGTACTCCAACCGATGAGCCTGCCCTGCACCCCGGTCGTCAAAATACGCCTCGGCACCGGGGCCTCGTTTGGCGACCCTCTCGTGCTAGGCGATCCGCTGAACGGCATCCTCGGCACCAACGTGCTCAGTCCGGCCGCCGTCCAGGTTGTCGACATCTCGAACCTGGTCCAACGCATCTCGGTGCGTCATGGCCGAGATCGAATGTTTGAGGAATACCTACCCTCGGACGCCGTTATCCAATTTCAAGACTTCACAGGCGACTGGGACCCCACTAACCCCAGCTCGATCTACTACCCCGAAGTCAAGCCAATGCGGCAAATCCAGATCTACACCACCTACAACGGCACCACCTATCCGATCTACTCGGGCTACATCTGGTCATGGGATTACGACTGGGCCGACCAAAGTGCCGAATACGCCCTCGTCACCGTCCAATGCGTCGACGCTTTTCGACTCCTGGCCCTTGCCAACATCACGACCGTCACCGGCGCAGGAAACAAAGATCTACCCGGTGAACGCATGAACCAAATTCTTGACGAGATTGACTGGCCGGCCACATCTCGAGCAATCGACACCGGCACCACCGAGCTGCAAAACGATCACGGCGAAGAACGCACCGTCCTAGAAGCTCTCCAAACCATCGAAAAATCCGATCTTGGGGCCCTGTTCATTGACCACCTGGGCAAAGTCACCTATTACGACCGAGCCAATTTGGCGGTGAAAGCAGCCGGCACACCAACCTATTTTGACGACACGGGCACCGACATCCAATACCAGGACATCACCGTCGCCCTTGACGACACCGAACTTGCCAATGAAGTGACGCTCACCCGATACGGAGGCCAACCCCAAACTGCCTCTGACTCGGCTTCCATCGACGAATACTTCCTCCGCTCGTTCAGCCGATCCGGCCTCATGATGGAAACCAACGCCACAGCTCTCATTCGAGCCGGCCAGATCCTCAACTACCGCAAACAAGTCCGGCTTCGCATCGAATCCCTGACCCTTGACCTTTCCCAAGATCCAGACCGAATTGAGGCCGGCCTGTCCCTCGAGATCGGTGACCCCATCGTGGTCGAAAAACGAATGGCGAACGGCTCGAGCATCAACAGCCGCCTGACCGTCCAAGGCCACGCTCACGACATCACACCGGACCGCTGGATCACCCGACTTACCACCGCACAACCCCTGAGCACCGCCTTCATCCTTGGGTCGGCTGAATTCGGCGTCCTAGGAACTAGTACCCTTTAGGAGAAACCATGGCTACTTATCCACTATCCGAAGCATTTGTTGACGGTGACGTCCTGTCGGCATCAGATGTCAACAGCACCAATGAAGGCGTGAACGATCTCGCCTTCGGGCAGTTCAACGCCCAAACCGGCACGACGTACACGCTCGTCCTCACCGACGTCGCCAAAGTCGTCAGTCTCACAAACGCCTCAGCTATCACACTTACCGTGCCAGAAAATAGCTCTGTGGCCTTCCCTACTGGCACGCAAATCCTTCTCTACCAGGGTGGCGCAGGCCAAGTATCCGTCAGCCCCGCAGGGTCAGTCGTCATCCGAGCACAAGGCAGCAAAACCAAAATTATCGGCCAATACGGTGTCGCAGGCTTGCTCAAAGTAGCCACCGACGAATGGGTATTTTTCGGAAACACAGCATCATGATCATCGCCGGCCGTGCAGCAATCGCCCCATCTTTGGCACCTCCCACCGAGGTCGACTTCTTAGTCATAGCCGGTGGTGGCGGCGGCGCACGCCTCAACCGAA